TGCAGGAACCCTATCACGTTAGTAAAGTAAATCTACGAGAAAGAGTCTACGATCAGGCCAGTGGACAATATTTTATCAATCAACAGGATTCAATCACTGTCGAAAGAATAATGCCAGTTCCCTATAAATTAGAATTAAAATTAGATATTTGGACCAGCAACAGTACACAAAAACTACAGCTAATCGAACAACTATGCTGCTTGTTTAATCCGTCAATGGAAATACAAAATACCGATAATTATCTTGACTGGACAAGTTTAAGTACTGTTACACTAACTAATATAAATTTTACTTCTAGAACTATACCTGCCGGAACCGAAGATCAAATTGATATTGCCAATTTAACTTTCGAAATACCAATTTGGATCAGTTTACCTGCCAAAGTGAAGAAACTAGGTGTTATACAAAAAATCATTGCCAGTATATATGACCCCAAGGGCGAACTAGACGACGCTGCATTCACCGACAGTAATCTTGTAAGTCGACAGTATATTACTCCGCTACAATACGGGATCGTAGTATTAGATAATACTCTGGTGCTAGTAAAAGAAAACGAGATTGCTACAGAAACTGGCAAAATTGGTGATCGTGACAGTTGGCCGGCACTGATAGATGTCTACGGTGCATTGAAGCCCGGAACTAGCCAAATTAGATTACAGTTAGATGACGACAAAGAAATAGTAGGGACTATTGCTTTTCATCCGTCAGACAATAGTTTATTACTATATAATATCTTCTCTGATACAATACCAACCAACACTGTGGCACCTATTCACGCTATTGTTGATCCCGACGATTTTGACATAGATGATCAATCAATCACTACTCCTGCTGCCACCGGAACGAGATATCTAATCTTAAATGACATCGGATCGGTTGTAAACAGTGATAAAGCTGCAGCCTGGTTAGGCAATGATGGATCTAAATTCATTGATGGTTATATTTCCCAAGGCCCGGTTGTGGCAAAAAGAAATGATATCATTGAGTGGGACGGAACTAAATGGCGTGTAAGTTTCTCTGCCAGCCAAAATGCTAATGTACAATATGTAACTCACTTAAATACTGCTGTTCAGTATAGATGGAATGGAACAGAATGGTTAAAGAGTTTTCAGGGACATTACCCAGCAGGCCAGTGGAGTTTGATTTTGTAGAGCCTTATGCAGTAGCAATTGAAAGTGTTGGTGCATTAATTTATTGTAATCAAACCGGTCGATATCTTTTCTTATTGAGAAATAACGGAAAGTTTGCTAATACCTGGGGCATTGCCGGGGGAAAAGTTGACCCCGGGGAAACTGTAATTCAAAGCTTAAAGCGTGAAGTTCAAGAAGAAATTGGCGTCATATTACATAAAGAAAAACTAATCCCTTTAGAAACTTACACTGCCGACAATAATTATTTTGTATATCATACCTATATTGTTATTGTAGACAATGAATTTGTTCCAACATTAAACAGTGAACATCGAGGTTATGCCTGGACTTCTATCTCAGATATTCCTAGACCATTACATCCGGGATTATTTCGAACATTGAGATTAGAAGAAATTAACAGTAAGATTATTGCAATTAAAAAAATTACGAGTTAATACTCGGTTCTTCGGGCCAAATAACATTATATGGAAAGCCTGTTTGCTCGGGTACGTCTCGTAGTGCTTGTCTGTATATTTCCCATGCACTTTTCCATTCTTCAGATTTCATTTTTTGTACAGAAGGTAACTCGGTCCAATCAGAGTTCAACAGTCGATAATTTCTTTCTACTATGATACTACTTCTATAGCCAATATCTTTTTGGGACTTTTCTTCCTCAGATAATTCTTCTAAAACCCAATTTTGGATCCACTCGTTGTTTTCAAATATCGGGGTCGATTCTATTAGCCTGTGACTATATTTGTTGTGTGCTGTTCGATTCTGTTCTTTAACTACAACAATACCTTCTGGAAGAGCTTGAACAGATATCGGGACCGAAAAAGAAATATTCGGGTATGCATTAAATATATCAACCGGATACTCAACTATTTGATTATTTTCTATTCTAGCAAAAAGCATAATTTATTCCTTTTATGGCGAGATACTTTTAATATCCGACGAACTACCAACAACAACCAAATATATACCAATATATGGCGAAGTTGCTGAAGTAACACTTATTATAGTGCTCGGATCTGGTATCCTATCTGATAGGAGCCGTACTAAAGCACTGTAGTAATACTGGTCAACACCATGATCAGACATTCCATCAAACTCTGTTCCGGAAATTGTCCTTGTTCCCTGTCCTTCAAGAAATGCTAAATCTTCAAGATTGTGGCCAGCCAATACTAGCCTAGTTCCCCAGGTTGTAGCTGTTAACAAAGAAGAACCATCTGCTGATACTATACATTCTTTGCCGAGCAAACTTCCAAAAAACACAGGATTTATTTCTTTAGTCACATAACCAACTCCCTGAGTCCCATAAAGCGGAAATTTTCTCAATGATTGCTTATTGAGTCCAGAAAAACTATAATCTGTATCTTTTTGTCCATTTATATATGTTTGTTGGTTAGTTGTGTTGTATGCTATTCCGAAGGGACGGTCCAAATAATAGTTCCCTCCTGACATTCGATGTCGACTAGGGAGATTAATTAATGTAGATACATTCGGAAGATCTAACACATAAGGTCTTTCGAATTTTAGAAGTGCAATTGAATTATTAACATTTTTATGAAATCCAGTGATATGAATCTTATCGTTAGCACTGTCGAAAAAACAATTTGTTATATGGGTCGACCAAGGGAGGGAACCACTACTCACTGCCCTCGAAAAAAGTGTAGATGATGTAGGAGATCCGCTGGAGTTTAGCGTTACATAAAACCCATAATTAAAATTGTCATATTCTGTATATCCATCATCTACCCAGTAATTTTCATAATAGGTGTATGTTCCTAAAACTGTGATTTGTGATCCAGATACAACAAGGCCAGTTAAATTTACATTTTTAATATTTCTAGCCTGAAAATTCGAATAAAAGCCAGCAAAATTTATCCGTCTTGACCATACAACCGAATCTGTATCTTCATTATACTTAGTTAATCTAATAGATTCATTAAATTCACAATTTGCCAAATAGACCTCTTGAGAATTTTGATAGAACAGTTTAGCATTAGAAACAGGCAAACTAGAACTTATACTATCTACATAATAATAAGATCTCGACGACCAACCAATTTGAGCCGAATATGCATAAGAGTCAAGTTGTGATATAGACAAAGAATTTGCTATTGCAAATCTTAAATAACCAATTGCACCGTACGTACTTGCAAAAGTATAGTTAATAACCCCGACTGCAAAGGTCGTCCCGTTGATCATCATTGCATCAAAAAACTCTGCATTTCCGCTGTTAACTCTTCGTTGATTTATTAATTGTCCGTTTGCATTAAATAGAAGCAAATACTGTTTTAATACAATAATAATTTGCCCCGACTCTGTTGAAAGCATTTTTATTGGGGTCATATCGATTGATGTTCCACCAAAAGCACCAAACTCCTGAGCCTTTTGTTGAGTGGCCGACGAAAAAAGTAATTTTTTAAATAGCATAATTTTTTAGATAACTGCCATACCAGGTTGTTCCACCATTTCTTGTTATAAAAACAAATATAGTGGTTGTATTTTCTGTCAGCACCGGAGCAGTTCCGCTATCGGCCCATTTTATACTGTTCGGCCAATTAATAGTCACTGCTGTTCCTATTGCTATTTCCCAAATAACTTCAACTACTCTACTTGCAGGAACATTTGTAAATGAAGGATTAATAGTTGCATTATTCCATGATACTCTGGTATAATTCGAGAGAGCACAATCAAATGTACCAGTATTTGCAGAAGGGTTATATTCTGAAGAAACAACAGGGCCATTTACATCTAATAATGCAGCAGCAGGTGATGCTTGATTAATACCTATTCGGACTGTTGGAATAGATGCATTAGTGGTGTAATACACATTAGCTCCGCCAACTGCACTGTTGTTATTATATAAAAATTGTGTATTTGAACCAGCAACTGCACCATCTCTTCCCGAATAACCACTAAAGCCGCTTTCTCCTTTACCACTCCAACCACTAAATCCACTGGTACCTTTACCAGAAAACAACAATATCATTGGTTCATTGTTATTTGTAGGTATTAGTCCATCAACAGGACTAACAGTGAATCGAACATAATTAGTTTGTACATCACGAGCAGTAACTCGGAAAGTCATCACTGGAACAACAGTAGAATAATTATTTGATATAAATGTTAATTGATCGTAATCAAATGTAAAGAGATTATTATGTACAAATCCAAATGCATCTGTTTTACTGATTGTGACCTGAGTAACAGAACTAAATGTTGCATTATTAAGTCTTATATTGCTAACCCCAGGGTCTTCGTTTGTGTTTGTTGTAGTACTAAAATTAAATCTATATCCACCTCGATCACCCCGACTTCCAGTTGATCCGGTGGCGTCTTTGCCGCTCCACCCGCTGATACCCGACCAGCCACTAATACCCGACCACCCGGACTCGCCTCGACCGCTCCAACCACTGATACCGCTATCGCCCTTGGCACCGCTCCAACCACTGATACCGCTATCGCCTTTGCCACTCCAACCACTAAAGCCGCTTTCGCCTTTTATTCCAAGTAAATTGATAGTCCAAGTACTGGCCTGAGTCGCTCCAACAATTCTTTCAACTGTAATTACTAGATCACCGTTGGTGAAACTGAAAACAAGTCCTTCAAAATATTGTGTTGATGTATTAGCTACAACTAATCGTTGACCTGTACTATATGCTCTATTAGTTGGAACACCAGATATAGTTGTATTATTTCCAACAACCAATGCCGAAAGATTGATCAGAGTATTTGTCAGCACCGTCTTATATAAGTCTCCGGGAATACCACTCCATCCGCTAAATCCGCTGGTTCCGCTGATACCTAAACTACCTAATAGGTTCACAGCCCAACTGTTTTGTACTCCAGTTCCGTTTTTAGCAGTAACTATAACTTGTAGTACTCCGGTACCCGAATTGTAATCTGATACATCACCTTTAATCCAATTTGTGAGGCTGTTTGAAATTACTACCGATTGATTTGTTGTATAAGCAAGCCCTGTTCCTACTGTTAGTGTTATACCTGACCCAACAACTACAGGAGGTCTACTTTCACCACCAAAATCAGTGGCTACATTGTTTAAATTTAAAATCGATGTGCTTGATGTTTTATACAAGTCACCGGGCTTACCAGACCAACCGCTGATACCAGACCAACCGCTGATTCCGCTCTGACCGCTCCATCCGCTCCATCCACTGATACCACTACCTGTGGCTCCGCTCCATCCGCTCAAGCCACTGTCGCCTTTTCCGCCAGTGGCTCCAATTAAGTTTACTGTCCAAGTAACTGATGTATCATGTGGATCAGTTCCTGTAGAAACAACCGAAAATACTAATTCCCCGGTTCCTGTATTATAACTTACAACTTTAGCAACAAAAAATCGGTTAACTGAAAAAACTACACTGATATCTTGATTTGTAGTATAAGCCAATCCTGTACCGATTAATATAGTGTGACTTATCCCCGGTGTTTTATCTGCTAAAACATAATTTTGTGTTGTTGTAGTTCTGTAACGATCGCCCGGTGCACCAGATAATCCCGACCAGCCACTAATTCCCGACCAGCCACTAATTCCCGACCATCCGCTATCACCTTTAGCTCCACTCCAGCCGCTAATGCCGCTTCCGCTGAGTCCCGAATATCCACTGGTACCACTAATACCTTGAGTTCCTGCTAAATTAACATCCCAACTTGTTATGTTGGTGTTACTTGCAGTCTCGGAAATTTTTTCAATTATAACAACTAGTGTTTGTGTTCCACTGTTGTAGGTATCGACTCGTCCAGCAAAATAATTTTGTGTTGTAGAAGAAACAACTACATTTTGTCCAGGAGTATAAGCAAGATTATTAGCAACATCAGTTAAAGTAACTGAATTTCCAACTTGTTGAGTAGTTAGATTTATAACAGAAGTTGTACCGGTGGTTTTATACAGATCGCCTTTGATACCTGACCATCCGCTAATTCCCGACTGTCCACTCCATCCACTGACACCCGATTCGCCGCTCCATCCACTAATTCCCGAATGTCCACTCCACCCACTGATTCCAGACCAACCGCTAATACCGCTGAATCCCGAGGTTCCTGAAGTACCCACTAAGTTTATAGTCCAAGAGTTAAGACTACCTGTTCCAACTTTAGCCACAACTAAAACTGTCAATGACGGTGTGTTGGGATTGTATGCACTAACTCGTCCTTCAAAATAATTGCTTAACGAATTTGATACAACTACAACTTGATTTGGTGTGTAGGCAAGATTCGCACCAACTCCCCCTAGAACAACAGAATCCCCCGGATTTATCGAACCTAAATTAACTGTAGTGTTACTAGTTGTTTTATAAAGATCGCCGGGTGTTCCCGACCATCCACTAATACCACTCCATCCACTGATACCACTCCAACCACTAATTCCCGACCATCCACTGATACCGCTCCACCCACTACGACCGCTCCATCCACTGGTACCTGAATAACCACTTAACCCAGTTATGCCTGCTACGTTAATCGTCCAAGGATTGATAATATCAGTTTGAGCAACGAGGCCGCCAGTTTCAGCTAAATCAACCGAAACTACTAGCTCACCGTTGGCAGGATTGTAACTCTGCACGAAACCCTGCATTTTTACTGCTGTACCATTAATCCAAACAATTATAACATTCTGCCCGACTGTGTAAGCTAACCCGGTATCAACTGTAAATGTCTTAGAACCTAATGTGGTACTGTGTGCCGACACCGAAGTGGTCTTGTATTTGTCTCCGGCAAAGCCACTCCACCCACTGATACCGCTCCATCCACTGATACCACTAAAACTGCTGTATCCACTGATCCCCGACCAACCGCTGATACCTGAAAATCCGCTCCATCCACTGGTGCCGCTAAAGCCCGACCAACCGCTTACACCGCTACCACTATATCCACTATATCCGCTTTCGCCTCTGATATTACCTGCATCTATCCATAAGGTTTCGGCCCATACCCAAAGATTTCCGTCAACAAGGAAAGCATCACCATCTTGACCAGCACCGGGATCTTGTGTTACTAAATCATTGGGATTAGGTGTTGGCGGAGTATTTCTTGCCTGTATTGCTAACGGAGCACCAGTGTCACCCTTCAATCCACTAAATCCACTCCAGCCACTGCGACCACTGAAACCACTAAATCCGCTGATACCCGACCAGCCACTGATTCCAGAAAAACTGCTAAATCCACTAAGTCCGGACCATCCACTGATACCGCTCCATCCACTGGTACCGCTTTGACCACTGAATCCACTGAATCCACTTATACCACTAAATCCCGACCAACCACTACGTCCGCTATATCCGCTATCACCAGTGGGCCCTCTAAATGGACCAACATTATACCAATTACCCGATCCTGCATTCCAAACATACAAATCGGTCCCGACAATATAAGCATCAGATTCAGTGATTGGGGTAATATTTTCCAGTGCACTAGCATCTAATAAAACCCCACGAATTACAATTCCGGCTCCTTGCGGCCCAGTGGGCCCTGTAAATCCACTATATCCACTAACGCCGCTCCAACCGCTGCGTCCGCTCCAACCGCTGCGTCCGCTCCAACCGCTGAATCCTGATTCGCCTTTGCCGCTGAATCCACTGCGTCCAGAATATCCACTTACACCGCTTCCGCTGTATCCTGAATATCCGCTTTCCCCAAAACTACCAGAAAAACCCGAAATACCCGACCAGCCGCTAACACCCGTAGGACCAGTTGGACCAACAGCACCCGTAGGACCAGTTGGCCCCACATATTGACCGACATTTATCCAGTTTGCACCATCGTATACCCATAAAAATCCAGTATCTACTGCAAATGCAGCATCACCAGCAGTGTTCGGGGCAAAGGCTGCATTTAATGTTGCTTGAGGATCTCCGCCGACTGTAGGAACAGATCCTACAATTGTAATGCTAGGGCCATAAGCACCAGTTGGGCCAGTGGGACCAGTTGGGCCAGTGGGACCAGTGGGGCCTATTCCACCTTCGGGTCCGGTTTCAACCCATTGACCTTCAGTGGGTGTTGTGCTTCCGTCTCTAATCCAAGTATATTCTCTTCCGGTGTCAATATCAATCCAGCGATCGCCGGCATTAAAGTTTTCGTCGGGTCCAGCAGGTCGTTCAGCTTGAAAATAATATTTCGTAGGAGATAGTACTGTTGTTTGATCAACAAAGGTTATACTACGACCATCGCGATTAACTAAAACAAGGTCATTGGGTTGTGCCGGACTTCCATCCTCGCGAACATAACCATTGGGTGAATCAACAAGACCTTTAGTAAAACGCGGATCAAGTAGCCGTGGCATTAGCAATCTCCAATAAACTTACTGTGACATCAATTGCATTTGGTACGTCAGCTTGTATAATTAAAGCTAACTTTGATGTTAATACTAGATTACCGTTAAGCGGATCAAACGCATTATTAGGCAATACAGAATAATCAGACACAAGATTTACACTGGTGTTAAGATTTAGATCTCTTATCTTAGCTGTTACACTTACGCTAGAATCAACATCCATATACATATATCCACCAGCACTTACGTTGTCACCATCAGAGGTAATAGCAAATACAGATCCGCCTAATGTTTCAGATACTTTAAATGTATTTCCAATTATTTCTTTAATGTAGTAGACTTTTCCGTTTCCACCTTGTGCAGCTAAGGTTACATTTGCATAAGCTAACCCACGAAACGATACTTGCATCCCAACTTTTAAATCCGAAGCATCTGCGACTGTGAACAAATCGTTGGTATTGGCCACAGATAAAATTGTTTTGTCGGGCACATAAGACCAATTATTTGCACATTGAACAGTTAACACAACTGAACTTACTTCCTCTGGCAACACACCCAAATCAAGTCCTCTAGATCCAAGTCCTATATCCACAGCATAAACTAAGGTATCATTGGTAGTAGTAATTGGAACTCTAACGTTTTTAAATTTAAAAATTGGTGCGGCCATTGTTTATTTCCTTCTGGTCAATGCCATAACGAACGGGGCCATAAATCCGAAAATGCTTTGATAAAATGCTCGACCATCTATAGCACCCGTTTCTTGATTAATTCTAAATAATGGTCTTGGGGTTTGTCCTGCTGCTGCCGGAGTAACTTTACCAACATAAAAGTCTCCTTTTTCATCTGTAGCAGTAATAAACACTCGTCCACCACTTAACTCAATTGTGTATTTATTTGGATCTGCAAGGCCGACTCCTCCTTGCCCTTTGCTTAGTTTACTATAATCAATTCCAGCACCAGCATAACTCAATGTATAACCTGTGGCTTCAACTAGACTTCCAAATTCTTCTTCTAATTCTTCAAACCCATTACTTATGATATTGATAATAGTATTAAAATTCTTCTCTACATCAAATGCAGCACTAGCACCCGACGGAGCAACAACCATTGATCCTGTTGGGTTACTACCGGCTAACGCCTTTATGCTTCCAGCAACGCCAGCAGCATTAATTGTGTCGCTGATAGTGAATTCAGTGGCACTGACTATTGTTTTAATATAATAGGTTGTTCCTGCACTGACCCCACCAAAAACTAAACCACTTAATCCTGATCCGTCTAATCCTGCAGCAAACTTAATTTCTTGATTGGCTTTTAGATAAAGTGTACCATAAGTAGGATCACATATAAATCTATTCTCTGTAGAGTCCACTCCAGTTATTCTAGCAACAAATTTTTGCTTTTCAGCTGTCTGATAAGGTGTGCTGTAATAACCAACTGGCGTCGACGATGCATATTCTATAGAAGTAATATCCCACGCAGTTAAGAGATTATACTCAATGATACTGTCATTGTCTAATCCAATTATATACATCTTAGCACCATTATCGGATCTAAACTGAACTCCGGTAATCTCTTGCTCACGATCTGACACACTAATTGATTCCATAAACACAGCAGTGGTAATGTCGTATGCTGGATTTAATTTATAATCAATTACAGTATCGTTAGTTGATCCAGTTACATACATTCTAGATCCGTCATTCTTAAAAGTAATCCCAGTTGGTAAATTATCCTCAGCGATAGTGAATGATGCCAAATATGTTGCCGTTGTAACATCCCATGCCGGAGACAATGCATAAGAATATACTTTGGCGTCTGACGATCCCAACACATACATTATTGTTCCGTCGGGCTTAAATGATAATCCACTAGGATTATCAACAAAACCAGAACCAACAGCTAGTGCTCCTAGATTCTTTTGTTGTAAATAACTTGCAGTTGCGACATTCCACCCAGTGATATCGTATTCTAGAACAAGTCTACCGTCAGTGACATCGTCTCCGCTACCTGTTCCAATAACATATAACTTTGTACTGGTAAGATACATACCTTGAGGAGTTATTTCTTTATCTGACAGATCAAAACTGTTTACGTAAGTTAGCCCGCTGGTAGTCCATGCCGGGCTGCATGTGTATTGATAAATCTTTGGTCCAACTCCACCAAGAATATACACCGAAGTTCCGTCACTCTTAAAGAAAATATCTCTGGGTTCTAGCAATGCCGAATCGCCAATTGGCGGTGTAGTGTCGCTTTTAATAATTTGTAATGCTAATCGTTTAGCATAATCAATTGCACTTAATGTGTCGGGCAATTGCGTAATAAAGTCAGCTGATATAGAGCTAGCTCCTCTCCAATAAGCATTACCGGCCATTAATGTTGATTCTTGGCTGTTTGTGGCTAAGTCGCTAACAACTGCATCAATGATGTATCCTACATCACGCTCGCATTTCTCTTGACTATAAAATATGGCATACATTGTATTATCGTTTACGGTTTGAGTTACTGTAAACACAGCACCATTTAAAGTTTCGCTTATGGTAAATTGAGTACTGTTAACCACTTGTTTGACATAATAAACTGTGTTAGCAGTGACTCCGCCAAATACATCAGGATCAAGAGGATCGCCTTTGGGATCGTTAACAAATCTAATAGGCTTACCTTCACTTAACGATCTAGTAGAAACACAGGTAAATCTATTTGTCACTGAATCAGAACCAATAATTTTAACCGATAAACTTAATTCGTTATTAACATAAGCAACGGTTTCTTTCTTAATAAATTCTTTGTTAAGAGTCATTAATCTACGTGCAGATTCATATAAAGGACTGATTAACAAATCATCTTTATCAGGACCAGTTGGGCTTCCCACAATTCCGGTTATTGTTGCAAAATATCTTAACATAGGACTTTCAGCAAAGTCTCCATCGGGGTATATAGATTCGTTTCTTACAGGTTGACCTATATCAACATTTTTAATGACATCCAAAATTTTATTTCTTAATTCATTTATGGCATCAACTGTTTGACTAACTTGCCCGGTGATCATCGACACTGGGCTCGGAAGAGGGATATCCACTGTTCCTTTCCAATATGCATTTCCAGCAGTTCGACTGGCTCTTCCAGTTCCGGTTACCAAATCACTGATAATCGCATCAATTAGATAATCAACATCTCGTCGACATTTAGTTTGATTATAAGTAAATCCACTCCAATAACCGGTTCCTAAAGAAACTTGGGTATTGATCCATATTATTAATTGATCGCCGATATAGGTTCTATTTTTGTCAATTAATGTGCGAGCCTGCTCAAATGGTTTATTAGGCCCATACTTAATAAAATCTTTAATAGTAGCCAGACTAGACTTAATTGGTGTCAATGCTACTGTTTTTTCAAGATCGCCGGTGAATGCTGTTTCTAATAAACTTTCTAACTCGCTGATTGCGTCAACTGTTTGTGTCACTTGCCCTTCTACTAAGCTAGTTACACCGCTCCAATAAGCAGTTCCTGCTCTACGAGAATATATAACACTGTCAGTTTTTAAATCTTCTATTAAGGCATCAATGATGTATCCAACATCACGTTTACATTTACCCGAATCATAATAAAATGCCACTGTCATTGTGCCACTGGCATTACTACCAAAAGTAATAACCGATCCAGCAGCATTTCTTATAGTAAAATCCGATCCACTAATACTATTAACATAATAAGTAGTATAATTGTTTAATCCGCCAAATAGAGTGCCACTAAATCTAACCGGCATACCTAGGTATAACTTAGCCGAATTAGTAGCAGTTAAAAGATTTGTTCCAGTCGCTACATTGGTTACTGTGGTTGTATAGT